TGCATTCATACCACCTTTGATCATTAAGTCTGCTCTAGAAGAGATAGAATAATGTACGTGAGCTTCTGCACCACCAACAAAGTTATAGTATTCACGGAATCCTGCATTGGTCATGATGTCAGAGAATCTTTCACCATACTCACCTCTTGCAGAACCTTTTCTGAACATTCTTGTTCCGTTAGCTAAGAATCTATTATCTAAGAATCTTGTGTTGTCATTGTTAACAAGTTGAACTGTGTAAACATAACCATCACCTAATGGAAGAATATCCTCATCTGTAATGTACATCTCAACCCCATTGTATTTGTCATAAGTGATGATATCACCATGTCCAAACTCTCTGCGGCTTAATTTAATTCTAAAAGTAGAACCATCTACTCCTTTGAAGTCATTAAGTGGTTCAATGTCTTCAAGTACATATGGAAGATCTGTAGAGACAGGAGTCTGCCACTTATACTCTCCACGAGCATTATCAACCATAATTACATTTTTGCCACCAAAGCTAGAAAGCTGGTAAAGCGGCATTTCTACTTTCTGAGCCATAGCCCATAAATCAACTGGACCTAAATCCATAGGTTCAGCATCCTTTAACATATTCACTAAGTGATAAGAGTCTACATGCGATGAAGCTTGGTAGGCTGTATCTCTTAGGAATATCCCATTGTTTAAAACTGGAGTTGCCATTTTTATATTTGTTTTATTTGTTACTTAATTATCCTCTCTTGAAGAAATTTCCTCTTGAGATTGTTCTTTGTGGTTTTGGGGAAGAAGATTGTGTTCTTCTAGGAGCTTCTTCAGGCTCTACTACAGATGAACTTATTCTTCTACCTTGTTCCGTTTTTAATTGTCTTACTGCTTTCTCAGTAGCTTGTCTTGATCCTTGGTCTCTCATTTTAGATTTATAACCATCTGGATCTGCAAGTAGCCATAGAGCTTCTGCAATAAGATCGTGTCTTGGTTCTACAAACTGATACTTCTCTAATAAGTGTCCAAGTAAGTTTGTAGGTTTACCAGAAATAGAAGGGTAGTTAGGTTGAACTAATCCTGAAAATAATAAACCTTGTACTTTTCTATCAAGTTTAATTCCTCCAAGCTCACCAGCAGATAGTGTATTGTATACATTATCTTGGTATTGTTTTGCTGCTTCAGCTTGTTGTTCTCTTTTCATTTCTTGTTCAGCCAACTGTCTTTCAATGATAGACTCTTGCATTTTATCCAACTTTGGTTTGAACTGTTGTGCTTTTTTCTCAAGCCTTCCCATGTCCATCCAATCTTCAATCTCTGACTCAATTTCTTCAGCAGTACCAAAGTTTGTTGCATATAAGTATTGTCTTGCAATAACTACCTGATCATTCTCATCATAAGGATCTAGGTCTCTCATCTCTTCTACATGAGCAAGAGTTCTAAACAATCCTTTAAGATCAGTACCACCATCTGCAACATACTTAGCAGCAATTTGAAGTTCTTCTGGTAAAGCTTGAAAAAATTCTTTTGGTGTGTTTTCTCTAATTGCATTTTCTCTTTCTTGAAAGTTTGCCTCAAATAGTTCACGGAAATCTTTTGTTGTATAATCCTCTAGTGACTTATCATCATCAAAAGGAATAAGAGTTCCTTCCTCAATCATTTTAGTTGCTAACTCAGCAAGACCTGATTTATCAACCTTTGGTCTGCCTTTGTTACCAGCATCTTCTTCTTGAGAAATTAAACTATCTAACTCAGCAATAGTTTCTTCTACTTCTTCTTTCTTTGCTACTTCTTCTTTAGAAGCAGGCTTGTCAAGGAACGTTGTGTCTACACTTTCTTTTGAAAACATAGACTTAGGTTTTTCATCTTCTGATGGAAGCATTACACTTTCTGCTCCCGGAAGACCAAACATTTCATCAATGTTTACATCTACTTGATCTACCTTTGTAGTATCTTGCACTTGGTCTTCACCAAGTACTTTATCTAATTCATCCATATGTGTTGGTTTTGTTTATAATTTAATATAAGAAATAAACTTCAAAAATTTAACCTCTTGAAATTAATTTTTTGCACTATATAGCTAAGACTTATCTTTTGATTTTGTAGAACCGCCCTTGTCATACTTGTTTTTATTGACTTGAGCTATCTGCAACTGCTTATCAGCTACTTCTCTTTGCATATTTATCTTCTCTCTTTCTAAAGCTATCTTATCTCTATCAGCATTTACTCTGTTATCTTCTTTAGTTTTTTGAAGATCAGTTTGTTGCTGATATTGTTGTGTTGCTCTAATATCTTTCATAGCATCTGCATAGTCTGACATTTCATTCTGATTAACATCTGCCATAGATCCATAACCTGCTGCTCTAATTTCTGCAACCAAGATATCTCTTTGTCTATCTTTTTCTTTCTCAGCTGCAACTGAATCAATCTTCATTTTCTCTATTTCCTGTTGAGATTTAATTTGTTGTTCTTGCATTTGCTGTTGTTGTTGCATTTCTTGTTGCTTAAGCTCCTGTTGTTTTTGTTCAGAAGACTTAAGAACTGTATTAAGTTGTGCAATTGAATCAGACTGTACAATTTTACCAAGGTCATAAATACTAGCACCAGCTGTATTATTAGTCATGGCCATTTGTTTTAATTGCTCAAGAACAGCTCTGTGGTTTGCGGTAGTACTACAGAATATATTAAGATCTCTCATTAAAAGATCTGTACCGTTTATTTCAAAATTAACTTTCTCATCTGCTGTAGTAATATAAGTTAATCTTGAAGATGGTTTTGTAGAGTGATAGTATTGTGCTAAGTCTGTACGCATTTGGTGTACTCTAGGCATTAGATAATCACAGTGCTGGATAAAGAACACCTCTGTCTGTGCGTAAGATGCTGCAGTGGCTTGTTCTACCCCTGTAGCTGTCATCTGAGACAACTGTTGTCCCATTCTTTGTGGGTTAACTCCAATTACTTCATAAGCCTGAGACTTAAAGTAGTTTGCTATCTGAATCCTAGACATTAATCTTTCTGTCTGAGATAGATCTAGTTTCTGAAAGTGTTGGAAGTTAAGAGCATTCTCAGTGTTTGTAATAGATGTATCTAATGGTAGCATCTGGAAATTCTTCATTGCTACATAAGCCTTAGCATAGTTACCTTTACCCCAGTCTTCACCAAGAGAGTGCTTAGGTAAAGTATTCTGGTCTAACATGATGATAGTACCAAGTTCATCTACTAAGATGTCTGCTATCTGATTGTTTACAATATTATATCCAATCTGATATGGCTTCATTAAGTCTAGTAGAGCAGTAGATCTAGTATTTCTATCTGAGAATACAGACCCTTCTACAGGAAGCTTACATCCATATAGTGTACTATCACCTTTAAATTGGAAAGGAATAGGTCCAAGCTTTGATTTATTTATTCCTATGTACATTGGAGTAAATCCACCTGGATTATTCATACCCCAAAAAGATGGAATGTTTGGTCCAATCTTAATACCACCCCATACTTCATTGATCCAGATCCAGTCTATATGCTCACCATAAATAAGAGTATCTTTAGTTTTATTCTTATTTAATCTAGTATCATAAATTGGTTTAGTTGTAATTTCATAGTCTTCATCAACTATATCCATTTTAACTTCACCATTATCATCTATAGAAATTAGATGTCCAACCTTTCTTTGTGACTTCCAATAGATTGTACTTACTCTTAATAAGTATGCAATACCTTGGTCATAATAGTCTTCTCCTTCAGAAAGTATCTGTGCAATAATATCCCCACCACTGTATACTGAATTAGACATTGCTGTAGTATATTGTCTATATGCAAGAGACGGCATATTGACATTCCAGTCATGTGATTTTGTAGCATCATATCTTGTACCATCATTTTGGTAACCTCCAATAACATAACCAGCAGATCTAATAGGATAAATTGCCTCTAAAGCTTTTAACTGTTCTTCATCCATTAAATAGCCATACTTGTCTATTACATCTGATGGAGTCATCATATCTGTTTTACCAACCCAGTTAGCTTGTGATATATATCTAGCATCTGGAGATTTGTGGTAGAAAGTAATTGCTGGATTCCAAAGTTCTACTTCATAGTCATCTTCCATCATTCTAAAATGCCAGAACTCTCTATCTGTAATAAGCATGTCTCTAAATGCTCTTTCCTCAAGTTCATCCATTCTAAATCTTTCTACATCCACTTTATGTTGATGAGAAGCCCACTCTTCAATCATTGATCTGTAATCTTTCTTGAAGTACATTTCTATCTCAGGAAGAGTTTTTAATTTTTCATCAGATGTTTCTTGCATAAATTCTTCAGATGCTGGATCTAATCCTTGATCCATTAGTGCAGATGAAATTTTCATCTTAGCATCTTCTAATAAAACATCCTCTACCATTTTTCTTTTTTGCTCTAGCATCTCATTATATGAGAACTCATCTACAGCACGGTAAGTAAGTTTAGTAGACCTTTTAGCAAATTCAGCTACAAGAACATTAATAACATTTGGGATAATGGGATAAAACTTTAACTCTAGTGCAGAAGCATCTTCCTTAGTGAGTAATTCTACTATATCTCTATACTCATTATTATCTTCTACAATATAATCAGACTTATCTATAATACCTTTTGCAAGTTTGTAGTTCTTCATTAACCTTCTGGCATTTCTTCGGATTTGTTTTAATCCTTGCCATTCTACCCAATCCAAGTTCCAGGCAGCCCATGCTTCATCTTTTTCCTTTTTAGGTAAAAATTGTAATGGCTGAGTAACAGTACCCATTCTACTGTTTTCAGCTTTTGCTCCTTTCTTTAACTGTAATGCGTTATATACTTGCATAGTTATTTTATATTTTTAAATGGTGATTTTTTAAAAGCCTGACCATTAATTAAGTTACCGCGTCCACCAATATGCCTAAATGGACTACTATTTAATTTAAACAAATTTTCTGACTTTTGCAAGTTTTTAGCTACATCATCCATGATTGTTCTTTTAGCATAACCTCTATTAGATTGCTGTATTCTCATGAATGCAACCAATGCTGTAAATGCTACAAGTCTATCCACGTTGAGTCCTTCCACATATTCTTGCATCTCTTTGATTAACATGGGATCTGGAATTCTTTCTATTCCATACTTTGTTCTTACTATTGTACCATCAGGTTTTGTTTCTGTATCTAGTTCTTCTTTACAATACTCAATAACATAACTAAGCATGTGAGCCTTAAATAGGTTACCGGTATTTCTCCAACCATACTCCTGGTAAACATTAGTATTTGCACCAAGATCTTTTAAGAACATAATCTGACCTTTTGGTACAAGATATCTTTGCTTCTTTCTAGATATCATATATTGTATAAACAAAGACACGTTACTTTCTATAAGTGCCCATGCATTATACCATTCTATTATTAGTTCTAATCTCTGGTGAGTTTTATTAATATCATCAAATCTACCACACCAAGCAGCTACTATTTTATCTTGTTCTAGATAAGTCTCTGTTTCTATGCCAGTTACTTTAGTTACTTCAACTGGAGCTTTCATCACATATATAGAACATAGTGATTCTGAAGTAGTTGTTTTACCTTCTGATACGGGGTCAATAGATGCATAGTACTGACCAAAGGTAGGATCCTTAATTGGTCTTTCCCATACAACAAGAGTTCCTGTTTTATCTTCTAACTTTTTAGATACTGGGAATTGCATAATAGGTAACTTATTAGTTTCCTTTACTGCAGGTCTTCCATTCTCATCATAGAATATATCTAGGAATTCATATGCATATTCTTTCTCATCTATTCTTCTCTGTTGTGCTGCAACAAGATGTGGTGGGAATACAGATACAGATCTATGTGCAAATGCTTCTTCAATATTTCTAGGGTGCTGAGATATCCTTAATTGATAATCTTCTGGAGATAGATCTTTTTTCCACTGTTCAAACTGTCTATCTAATGCTTCTAATGCATCTTCTACAAGTGAATTACCATATATATCTATATGTGGAGGCATAGACCATTGCTCAGGAATAAACAAACCTGAGAGACCTTCTGTTCCTTTACTATCTATTAAGTTTGTCTCTACTGCATAGATATCTTTAGATGTAGGATTTAGAATCATATCCTTAAGTGGATTACACTGAGACAAATCCCCTACAGATCCTGCAGCTATAAACATCCCTGTAGTAATTAAACCAGATCTCATTGCTGGTCTCATATACTCATAGGTCTGATCCATCTTTGGTGCAATACCAGCCTCTTCATGAAAGAAGAACTTTACCGGACCCCCTACACCATTTGTAGGATCTTTCTCAAATGACATACCTTGCATTGTACCTTTGAGACCTACTTCATTCTTTCTATCCCCTTTTCTTACCTCAATCTTCTGTTGCCACATCATTACTTTATGTGGAGTCATTGGTCTATACCATGCAGTATGTTCATTTAAGAAAGCAGCATATTCATCTAAGAACTTCCATGAACCTTTCTCATTTATATAATCTTTAAGACTTGCTCCTATCTTCAGAGTAACCCCAGCTTCAAACCAAATTTGATTTAATAGCTTAGCCATGTGAAAATAAGAAGAAGCTATCTGACGTTTCTTAAGAATAGCTACATGCTTAAAGTTGAGCTCTGCCAATAGTTCATAGAGGGCCATGTGATACTGGGCATCCCTGATTTTAGCAAAGTCAAAAATTTGTTGCTCCTTATCAAATATTGGTAAGAAGTTAAGCCACATGTAGTAATCTCTTGTAAGGTACCAAGTTCTTTCTCCTGACTTGTAAATGACTCCTCTTCTACATCTAAGTTTTTGGTCATCCCAGTAATTGATGAAGTCTTTGGACTTAAAGGGAGAGTCGCAGTAATATCCATTGTCTCTGAACTTTCTTGATTCAGAATTAAATAATAAGCTAGTTTCATCAAAATTATATTTACCGGGTTCATCAAAAATATTTCTTACAAACTTGGCAAACTCTTCTCTTGAAGAAAAGTCTGTAACAGTCCAAGTTCCATTGTCATAGGTTGGTATGTTTTCAAATATCTCCATTACTGATCATATGCCATTCCAATACCACCTCTTACTCTACTAGATTGTTCCTCTTGTAGATCTTTGTATGCACCTTTAAATGATGCTCTAATTGCCTCATAGTTCTTAGCAGCATTTACTAAAGCTGTAATATTACCATCCCGCCCGTGTGTGATAGGTGTAGTTTCCATATATCTACCTAATCTATCTAACATGGATGCAATACCTTTGTATGCTCTGGATGTAGGTGTTTCATACATTCTCTGGCAAAACTGTAAGGCTATAAATATGTCTTGGTCTTCAGTAGAAAATTCTGCATCTATTTGTTCCAGAATTAAAGACTCCTTATCTAAATCCGGTGTATAGAAAAATGGATTAAGATCTGGATTAGGACATGTCATATAAAACAAGTACTGATATATCTTAAGATAATCATCTGGATAGTTATCCATAACCACCTTAAGTGCCTTTAAGGTATAGCAATGCTCTGTTGGAATTACTTTACCATTCTGTATGTCAAATAGTTTTACAATCATTTCTTTTTAATTTTATCTTTATTATCATGCATGTAATGCATAATAGCTGTTACTTCATCTTTTAGATATGGTATCTCCATTTGTACTACATCTTTAACAATAGGATCTCCATTGTCATCATAGCTTGTTAAAGGATACCCATATCTATCTTCTCCCTCTGTCTCAAATAGTATATGATGGATAAACATTTTCCCAGGTTGCAATTTAGGATTGTGCTTTAGTATCATATACATATAGATACTCAACTGTAAACTGTAGTGATTAAAATTACAGTCATCTAAGTTAGATACAGGAGAGAGTAGCTTTTCAGAAACTCCCTCCCAATCTTTGTAAGATTCAGTCTTAATCTCTTTATTAGTTTTGTAATCAATAATGTTTACTTTACCATTAACTACTTCTACGAGATCTGACTGACCACAGATGCCTGCTGATTTAAGATAAACCATATGCTCTGGATACACGCCTGGTTCTAATTTTTGTGGAGGAGCTGTCTTGATTCCATTTGCTAAATCATTAGGTTTAAACACTGGAACTGTAACACCTTCTCTTTCTATTGAAGCTAAAGAACATAAGTCAGCTTCTCTTTGGTTATGGTAGAATGTTCCAAGAGTAACTGCTCTTTCTGATTCTGCATTCCAAATAGATATAATATCTTTTGGTGAAAAACCATACCATTTAGATCTCTTATTCTTGCAAACCTTCTTTGCAATCTTCTCTGCATCAAAAGGTTTTTTAAAATGAGATACTAGTGTAGTAACACTTATCCAATTAATCTCTGAGCCATCATTGCTTTTATAGCTATGATCTTTGGCATTAAATACTATACTCATAGTTTCTCTAATTCTTGTTCTTCTTCTTCTGTCATTATAGCTTGCCATTTGCCAAGAGGACACTCTGCTGATAATGATCTAGTTTTAAATGTAAGTGAACACCCACATTCATTGCAGCAAGGAGCTGTGCCTTTTACTGCACACTTCTTGCCTTTGCTTGGGCACTCATCACAGATATCATATCTGAGTCTAGATATTTCTTCTACTGTCTCATCTCTAATTACAGAGTTTTTAATTCCTTCAAGAATCTGTGATCTATTTTGCCAAATAAGATTAAGTACGTTCTTCATTGTTTTTGGTTTTTAAAAATTCTTCCTTTCTAGTATTTACTTTTTCTAACTTAGAGCTTAACTTTAACAATAGCTCTAGTTTATTTTCCATTGCCTTTTTATTATGATATGCTTTGAAAGTAGAAGTATCATGATCATCAAGTGATTTAGTTATCTTATCAATTGAACCTGCTACTGCTTTTGGTTTTGCTACAAATTGACCAAGACCATCTATATTTATTCTTGGATATTCTAGATTAGTAAGTAGCTTTCTAACATCTTTATAATAAAACTCTACTAAGTCTTCAACTAAATCTTTTTTAATGTTTAGATCTTCAGATACTACATCATAGATTCTTTTAGCTTTCCTTGGATTCATCTCCTAAAAATTTGTAATCTAAAAGAATAGTTCCTTCTGTCTGAATTTTTAAATCTGGATTTAGTTTAATTAACTTTTTGTTAGATGCATCTTTAATTACCAAATTATTTTTCTCAGCTTTATTTACACTGTTTCTCACAGTTTGCGGAGATTTAAAGATTGGTTCTTCCTCAGAAGATGCATCATAACAAAAGTCTGTTAATTCTATTGGTTCATTAAAACTTAGTAAAGTCAAGCAATTAAGATCTGAGTCACTAAGATTAATTCTCTTAATGTAGCAGTGTGTAAGAATCTGGAATTTAACCACATCCCATTTGGGCATTCTTACTCTTTTCTGTACTTGATTTACTATGGCCATGATTACCCTCTTTTAAGCTTTCTGCCCTCAGATTTGTTTGGTTCAGAAGATTCTTCTTGATCATCTTCCTCTTCTTGTTGTGGGCCATTTACCATCATGGCAAATTGATATTGAATACTAGATCTTTTAAATCTTGTTTCATCAATTTCTAAAAGCATTTTTTCATAATCCAACTGAGCTCTTAAATAAGGCATTGATTCTCTATAGAATTCAAGCATCTTTTCTTTTTGCTCAGCTAATTGTTCTGGAGTCATCTCCATTTCTGGTTGTTGGTTTGTTTCCATAAGACTTTAATTTATATTAGTTTACACAAATATATATAAAATAAGTTTAAATAAAACAAGTTTAAATAAAAAATCCAGGTATACTACATACCTGGATCACCTTACTTAGAGAACAGTAATTTATTTTTTTCTTTTAGTTGTAGAGCCAACTGATCTTTTGGTTTTAACAGATCCTCCTTTTTTGTTTTCTTTAAGGTCTTGAATTTTATCTTTAATTCCACCAACATTTTTAGTATATGCTAAAGCTCCAGCTGCTATTGAACCAATTGCTGTACCAATTTTTTTAAGAACAGGTCCTGCTGCATTTGCAGCAGCTCTTCTTTTATTAGCTTTTTGTGCTCTTTTATGACCACAGCCTCTTATAGGATCACATTGTTCTTCTTTAGCCCCTCCTGCCTCATATTTTTTAACTGATTTAATTTTTTTCATGACTAGCGATTTTTAATTGTTAGATTTAATATAGTTAGTAAGTAAAAGTTTCTGGATATATCCATTTCAAATGATAGGATATCTAATGATGATAATCTTATTCTGATCATTATTTTATCCCATTGTTTTGTGGATGATTTCCAAGAGTTTCTAAATTTCATTTTATAGGTTTTTTAACATGTCTATTACTTTAGGATCTGGATACATATCACTCTTATCTTTTCTCACAGAGTTATGTGTATAGATTCCAGGAACCCCTTTAAATGCTTCTCTATCAATTGCCCAGATTTCTGATCTATAAGTCTTAGGAATATCATATGTTTCACATAAGTATTCCACTAGTTGTCTTAGAGATTCAATCTGTGCATCTGAATATTTATACCAATATTTGGTACCTTTAAATGGTGTCTCAAGAGTTGTTACATTCTCTGGTTTAACTACACCATTTACATAGTTATAGTATTTGCCATTGCGGAGTTTTAATGGCCCCCAGTTGCAAACTTCTATACCTACAGAAAGTTTATTTAAGTTCTGATACTTTGCACCATTCTTAGTAAAGTCTTCTGAATCTATACCTAAATGCCAAGCCCAATGTTTAGATGAGAAACATTGTACAATGTCCCCATTCTCACCAATAACAAATGCAGTTGCTATTCTTGTATCATTACTATTCCAGTATCTTGATACAGCTACTGCATTGCCTCCACCTGCTGTATGATGTAGGTAGATTTGTGTCTTCTTAGACTCTTCAGCATAGAACTGATCTTTGTCTAATCTTGCTTGAACAATTTTATTAATATCCAGTTTCATTAGTTCTTGATGTCTTTGTAAGTGTCTGATGCGTCTTTTAAACCTTTTCTTAATTTCTTTACAGTATCACAAGTTTTTCTAAGTACATTGTTTCCGGTAATATCAAACCAGTTTTCATTAATAGAAGCTAATTCTATAATTGAGAATATACCAAGTAGGATATTAGTAAGAATTGCAGGTACTGCTATAACAAAGTCAAAACTTAAAAACTTTAGTAATCCATTGAGGAATGGAGTTAATGCATAATAGTCTAATGGAAATACTACACCTGCAGTGATATAATACCCTAGAGATTTGTATACATATCCCTGTCTAAGAATTCTAGATTGGAATACATCTCTGTATTTTCTTTTAGTCTGTTTAGCTATTTTTCTAAGAGAAATTAATTTAACTACAGTATCTACAAAGATGATGAACATTAAAACAAGCACCATAATTTCAATTGGTGCAAAGAAAGAAGAGACTGCCAAGATTCCTAAAGTTATATTTGTTTTCATATTGTAGGTATTTGAGCTTTAATCAGACGGTATATAATATATAATATAATAATTATTAACCATATACCACCTAACCATGCTAGGAAATTAACCCAACCGGGGATGTATTTTATCTTTTGTGGCTTTTGAGTTTTTGTAATCAGCTGTGTTTTATAAATAGTATTGCCTCTTACAGTTCTGTAAATAGTATCTACGCGGGCAACTACTTTGTATTTATTGTCTCTAACTCTTGATTGTAACTTAATAATAGTTCCATCTTTTTCTGCTAGTCTAGAGGCATATACATTACCTAATGAATCACAGAATAATGTATCTTCTATATATACAGTTTCTCCCGGGATATTAATAGTTGTATCTCTAATTTGAGTTATAGTAACTATACTATCTTTCTGAGTACATAGTGGACAGTATTTTTCAAGTCTTCTTTCTAATGAGCAAGAAGTAATAAATACTAACAGTAAAGAAAGTATAATTAAATGTTTCATTCTGTTACTTGATATAAAGCTTGAACAAATAAATTAATGTCATCATATGATACTTCATCTATAGAGCATGATAGATCAAGTAATAGAATTCCTTTATCTGTTGGTATATGAACTTGTGTTTCACTAATGATCTCATATTCTCCATCAAATATATATTCAACAGCATTGAATATAAAACCATTCTCAATTGTTACTATATTAAACATAAGCTAAAACTTTACAAAGATCAATATTTGCAATATCAGATGCTTGTTGACATTGCATAGTTAATAGGATGTAGTTATCTACTGTTGCATTGAATGGCACATTAAGAACTGAACCATTTGTATAATCTGAATAAAAAGGATTAGTAAAATTAATCAAATCAGTTCCATTGTAACTGAATACCCGTTGACAATGACCAAGATATTGAGTACCACCACCATTCATTGTAAAGGTAGTATTGAATAAGGTAGCACCTGTCAAGCTGTTGGTAGTGTTGAAATAGATACGTCCATATAACTGACCAAGATTACCTGATTGTCTAAACATTCTAAATACAACTTCAAGAATGTTATCATTAGTAAAGGTATTTGCAGGTATTAAAAAAGACTTCGCTACTGTTATAGTTGTTGAACTTGTTTGTGTACCGGTTGTTCCAGAAAAACCAATTATTTTTGGATTAGAAGGACTTGAAACTTGTATTGTTGTACTCATTATAAATTAATATGTTTTATTTATAGCTTATCTACTTATTTCTTCCCAATCTACAGAAACATATGCACCTAAAGTTCCTCCTATAGCATCAATAGCCATTTCAATTACTAATTCAAAAGGAGTTCCTGTAAAAGTATTTCTTTCAAGTTGAGTTGCAAATAAAGCTTCTTTTAATATGTTAATACTTGGAGAACCTTGGTTAGAAGAGTTTACATATCCTTGTGCTAATACTCTACCTCCAGCAGCAGATGTACCTGTTAAGTTATATGCAACAGCAGAATCAACCCCAACAGCAGTCCATAAACCACCAGTTATAGTTGCAGATTGAACAACTCTCCAAGCATAGTTTTTACCATTACCTAAACCTAATATAGACGCAGCAGTAAGTATTACAATTCCATCTAGTTTAGTTGGTATAAGTCTTAATCCTACAATAGGATAAAATGTCCCTGCTACTGGAAATGTTCTTGGAGTAAGTATTGGTGTACCAACAGCTTGTTGTGCTCCTCTTAACTCATATCCTCCCTCTGATATTACAGAAGAACAAACTTGTTTTAATGTGGTTGCTGTTGCAGTTGATGCATTAAGTATCTCGTATCTTAATGGTAATGAAGCTGTAGTAATGTAAGTAGAAGTAATTAAGTTAGCATGATTAAATCTATGACAAACTATAAAGTTCCCATCTATTATAAATCCTATTCTTACTGTGCCTTCACCTAACCACTCAATATCCATAAATAGAATCTGAGCTTTACTAATATCTAAAGTTATTCCTGATGGTCCATTACCATCCATTGTGTCAGCATTCCAAGAAGCTTGGGGTACAACAGTTTCAGTTACTACACCTGTAACTAGACTTCTTTCTACAAAACTTAAAGTATTATCTCTTAATTCAATGTATATACCATTTTCTGTTCCAAAATAACCTACTCTTTGTCTTAAGTTAGTTTGAGCTGGAGCCATTACAAATGTATTCATAACCAACAAAGACTTACCTGGTTGATAAGAAAACACTTTTGCTGTTTCTCTTATTACTTCAGATCCAGCTGTACCAGTTACATTTAGATTTACTAATCCTTCATTTGGACTAAATACTGCAGTACCTCCACTTGTTGTAGAAGTATTCCATAAACCATTATCTCTATATCTATGAGATGAATCAAATAATGTTAATGGTTGTGCGGTTCTAATTCTACCAAATGCATCTGTGAGCATTGGGTATTGGGTAAGAATATCATTAGAACCTGAACCTCCAGCTATGGAAACTATGGTACTCATAAGTTATTGTATCCAAGTAATTAAAAATGTAGTACCTGTTGCATCATAAGTAATACCACTTAGAGTGTTATTCTTATCAGGAGCAAAATTTACAGTTGTTCCTGCAGGTATTGTAACACCATTGACTGTTCCAGAAGCAGTTCCAACATTGGCTATTGAAAAACCATATGTTACTGATATACCTCCAGCACCAGTATCAGAAAGAATTACAGGTGTTCTTGTTGCTACTGCACTACTCCCTACTAAAAAATCATAAATTTTTTGTAGACCTTCAAGTACTTTTAATTGCCATGGGAAGTTATTTCCCTTGTTTCCGTAATCTTTTAAATTTCCTATTGACATAATTAGTATTTGTTAATTAATAATCATAAAGTGAATTCTTACTGCTTGGTTTAAGGCAGCATTTCCACCATTTCCAATGGTAACACCAAAAGATCCTGCTTGCACAATTCCCAAAATTAAAGAGGGTATACCCGCTGCTGCTCCTCCATATTGCACTGTAAGAAGTACTTTTGATGTTGCAGTAACTTTATCATTAAGCACAGTAAAACTTGTTTTTGCATTTGCAGCAAGAGTAGAAGATACTGTAGTAATTACTCCATTATGAGCATTTATTTTAACTGGTGTTGTAATACTTGTCAACTGAGTTACAGTATCAGTATCATATAGTGATTGTAATGGTGCAGCATTAACTGCTAGTGGTAACCAACCGTCATCTCTAGAAGAATCTTGAGCCCCAATAGGTAATAGGTTAGTAACATCTGTAGGAAGGGTTTCTCTGTAGTTTCCTGCTTTAATCCAGGAAATAAAATTTAGAATATCCATGATCTATCTTTTACCTTGTTCAACATATTTTTGTTTCTGATTATCATATTTATCTAAAACTTTTTTAGAGTCTTTACCATACTTTTTTTCTAGATATGTTCTTAAATTATTTGTTGCCATAATGTATATTTTAATTAAAGAATTCTACTGTTGCTGATATAGGCACAGCTATTGTAAAGTCAATTACTACTGTTGCATCAAAAGAGGTACCTGCTGTCATTACTAATGTAAACCAATGATCTTCTGGAGCACTAATTGTATCATCATCTGCTATAAAAGTAGATGCTGTTGAAATTAAATTACCAGAGCCATCTGCTACCAAAACAGTTCTTGCCATTGCAGAAGCAACAGTGTCATATACATTTGTGTTATCAGCAAGAATAACAGAGTCTTCTCTAACTCTTAATAGCTTATCAGAACCTACAACAACACCAATTAATAATGCATAACTAGCAGCACCATTAACTACTGCTATTCCTTGTATTCTGTATTTTTTATATATGCTACCATTAGATAGTGTAATAGTCCCTCCTATTGTAGACATAGTAGCTTGAACAGCTGGTTCAAGTGAACCATCAACAAAAGTTACTGAAGGATCACCTACTTGACTAGCAAAGTCAGAAACTTTTATAGCTACAGTAGTGTATTTATCATCTCTAGTTTCTGTTCTGATTCCAATAGGAAGCAAAGCATCATCAGGAGCTGATGTAACAACTCTTCTTTTACTAGCTATCCAGGAGATAAAATTTAGTATGTCCATGATGTATTAAATTAGATTCTAACAACTGAAAGAAATCTTCTACTGATGTTAGCAAACGCACCTACTGCTTCAACAGTAACTGCAATATATACATTTTGTGACCAGTTTATAACTCCGGAAGATGTAGCATTGCTAAATAAAGGAGAATTATAGTTAGTCGCAGTTGCAGCAACTGAACTATCAGAATTTGAATCTCCGTCAATAAGACCATTGTTTACAGAATAAAGTGTATTTATGTTACACCATACATCTCTTTCAAACTTAGTTCCTATTTGTGTAGATCCAACTGTAGCAGTGTTTGTTCCACCAAGTAAAAATCCACCAGCAGTGTATACATTGCCAACATTAGGAATATTATTTGTCATGTAAACTCTAACAATAAAAGTACCAGCACTAGGTTGTTTACTAACAAAAGCTTTTATATTAAGAATTGGATTAGTACTATTATTAAATGTATTTGCTGGAATGGTAGATGCAGACATTGTATACTGGTTTCCATTATTTGGAAAACCATATGTTGGTTGAAATGTATTACTAAAACTTGGAGAAGCTGTACCAGATGGGCCAACAGGACCTTGGATACCTTGCGGACCTTGAGGTCCAGTAGCTCCTTGAGAAGCTAACAATGCCCACTTAGTAGGATCTAAGTTAGGTGTAGTTGTTGTAGGGCCTACATTAGCAGTACAGAACCAAGAAGCTCCACCATAACCTACTGCATCATCAACTACATAACTATTTAATGCTGACCATGCACCTTGCCAATTAAGACCTGCTGGTCCTACTGGTCCTGGTACACCTTGTGGTCCTTGTGGTCCTTGTGCTCCTGGTATACCTTGTGGTCCTGGAGGAAGTCCAGCAGCAACTTGTGTTGCAAAGTTTTGTACAGAAATTGCAGCTGTTAAATATGAGTCATCTCTTCTTTCGTCTAGTAATGCAACAGGTAACAAACTTGTTGCAGGATCTGCAGAAGTAACTACTCTACGACCTCTAATCCAAGAAATAAAATTTAAAATATCCATGATTGTTTTTGTTTTTAAAAATAATTATATACACTATATCTATAATATAATGAAAATTATTTAGATAACAAATTATTTCTCCTGGATATTTTGTTCTTGCGGTGGGTTTTGCTCTTGTATTATTTTTTCTAAGTACTGCACTAACGGTAATGCATACTTAAATGGTATCTCAGCTAAATAAGTTTTTAGCTCCTCAATGTTTTTTTCTTCTAGTGTTATCATGATATTATTGTTACTCCTATAGCATCTGCTACATATTTATTTACTATATTGTTATCTGTACCCCATGCAGCAAACTGCTCCTCCGTCATGGTGTAGTTGCCATCCAATAAGCCTGTGCCAT